AAAGCTGTGTTTGCCGAGATCGATGCCGATGAGCGTAACGTTTTCCATGATGGCCTCCTTCAGAAATGAAAACACCCTATAAGTTTAGTAACTTATAGGGTGGAGGGTGACCATCTCATTAGCCGCCTGGTTGCCCGGGCGGCCTGAAATGAATATAAAAACCCGCCGTGACGGGTTTGCTGATTTGCGTTCCTAACTTATAGCCAATATTTGCTCAACTCGCGTTGAATGGCGCTTTCTAGAATATCTTTATCGACTTTCCCGTTTCGCCCAAGGCGTATGGATAGATGGAGGGCATAGTCGCTCCCCTCCCTTCGGACCGAGTCGCATTCAATGAATTCGTTTTTCTCGTCGCCGGTAAAGTAGGCGAAGAAATCGAACCCATCACCTTGAATCCAGTAACCGCTCCGCTTCTCATCATGCTCAACAAATATATCGAACGCCATCTTTACGCCTTCCAGTAATCAATGTTTTAGGTAAATTACCTATTTTTCATTTTACTGGTACTTCGCCCGCAATTGCTCCAACGTCAGCTTGCGGCCCTTCAGGTTCATCAGGTCGTTCAGAGTGATCTTGCCCGCCTCATACATCTCGGCACGGCCCGGGCCCAAGTATTCAGCCCGCCACGCCGCGTCCTTACTGGCCAGGAAGCTGGCGAAATTCATCTTGCCGCTGACTGCCCCGCCATCGCTTGGGCGCGTGCCATCAGTCGGCTCGTCCAGCTCGATGCCCAGGTCTTTGAATGACCTGGTGCGCGTGCTGAGCGTACAGCGGCAGCTGAAATGGATGCTCCCCGGCCCGCCCGCCCATTCGTGCGTGTGGTTGATCGGCTCCTGGTCATGCAACGAGTACTCGTGCAGGTCGCGCATGGCGCACAGCAGGCAGGTATGCGAATCCAGCGTCGACAGCCAGACCAGGCAATCGATCAAGTCCGCGTTCTGCTGAAACGAGGCCAGCCGCGCGGCGTTGGCCACGGCCTGCACCGAACTGTGCACCAGTGCGCGCGCGTTTGCGGCTGACGTTTTCAAGATGCCCTGCTCGCCCGGCGCGACAGGATCCGGTGCGGCCCCGGGAGGCTTGGCGGCCGGATCAGCTGGCGGCACACCCGGCTTCGTTGCCGGCCCGGCGGGCGGCGCCTTCGCATCGGGCATTGGAGGCGTGGCAGGCAATGCCGGCTTGTTGGCCAGCGAATCGGCCACCTTCGAGCTCTTGCCCAGCACGCGCGACACGATCTGCGACGTCGTTTCGCCCTGCGCTGCGCCGAGCCGCACCTGGCTGGCGAACCGGAACTGCGTATCGAGCGCCTGACGCTTCCACCAGTCCGCCGACGGCGCGCCCTTGATGAGCGTGTCGCCGACCAGCTTTTCGAGGTAGCTCGCCGGCGGCAGCTTTGCACCCAGCTCGATCTTGAGGCCCTGAGTCAGCACCTTGGCCGTGTAATCGGCCTCGATGCGCACCATGCCGGTCAGGTTGCGGGTCATCTCCGCCTGCATACCAGTGTAGTGCGACGAAATCAACGCATTCGATTCACGCAACAGCGCACCCAAGCGCTGCTTGCCATAGGTCGATATCTCGCCCTCGTTCAGTTTGGCCGTCAGTTCCTTCGACATGGCCGCCATCAACAGCAGGATCTTGTCCTGCGTACCTGCCGAGAACCGCAACAGATTCAGGGAGTGCGTCAGGAACATTTCGGCAATCCACTCTTCGAGCGCGCCCATTTATTCCCCCGCCAGGTCAGGTGGCGCGGACTGGATGCGCTCCTGCTCATCCTCCCACTTCAAATCTGGCGATACGATGCCGCGGCGTTGCAGCTCATTGAAGTAGGTTTCGCCGGAAATCCTGTTGTTGGCCACGCTCTTGAACAGCAATTCCGCACTGGCCTCGGCCAGCGACGCCGCGCCGAAGTCCTTGAAAATGGTGATGTGGCCGCCTTCCGGCTCATTCACCCAGTCGGCCATGAACTGCAGCGTCTGGTCGCCTGCGTCTTCCACATTGCCCGCAATCTTCTGCAGCGCGCACGCACCCTGCTCGTTGTCGGCCAGTGTCTGCGATTCGGTCACGTTGCCCGGTTTGATCACCAGCAGTTCGGCACCAGCCTGGCGCATGCGGTCTTCCAGGTCGAGAATGGACAGGCGGCCGGCCTCGATGGCCTTGCCGCCATGCTCCACGAATTTAAGGTCGCCTTCGGGCGAGTCCGACTTCACTGCGGTCCCGGCGCCGACCGTGATGCCGCCCTCGCCCAGCATCTTGGAGAACAGGATTGGCACGCGCGCAATGTGCAGGATGTTCTGCTGGTCGCTCTTGCTTTGCCAGTGCTCGATGTTGCTATGCGCCAGCTCGAGCAACGGCGGCGTGGCCTGCATGTAACCCAGGCGCTTGCCGTAGACGGGCACGAACGGGATTGTCTCCAGCGTGGTGACGCCTTCCTCGAACAGCGCCCACTCCTTCTTGCTGCCGGCCTCGCGCTGGCGCCAGGTCTGCCAGGTGCCCCGCCCCAGGACGCGCACCTGCTCAATTTCCTTGGTGTCGAAGTCGCCATCCGGCTCGGACACGCTTTCCAGCAACCGCAGCTGGGTCAGTCCGTTCAGGCTGGTGGCATTCTTCGGCAGCCAGCCCAGGATGTTTTGCACGTGCACCTGAACGAAGTACGGACGTACGCCAGCGGCCTGCTCGTCGGCCTTCGTGACTAGATTGCCAGCCTTGGGGAAGTCGACCAAGATGCCAGCGAAGCCGTAGCCCATCGCCTCTTGGGTGATCTCCGACAGGAAGCTATGCAGGTCGCGGCCGGACAAGTCGACATTTTGCAACCAAGGCTTGAGCCGTTCCGGCACATCCTCGCCCAGTGTCACCGGCTTGCTGAACGGCTTGGCCGACAGCACATCAATGGTACGAGCATAGGCCGGGAACAACGTGGCCACGGCCAGACGCAGATCGTAGCTTGCGGCGTCCTCGCCTGGCCACTGCGGCAAATAGGTCTTGCCGGCAGCCCGCATGGCCTTGGTGCCACCCAGCAGCGCGGCTACCAGGGCGCAATCCTCGTTCAGCTTTGCGGCTTCGGCTGATTGTTTGCGTACGGCGTCGGTCATGGAAATCCTTGTTGTTACATGCGCAGCGGCGCGGTGGTCGTCGTGCTCTTCACGATCGGGTAGCGCTTCACGAGGAAGTAGCCGTTCGCGTCATTCGGATGGTCGTGGCCAGATTTCTTGTCAGGCTGGCCGTCAGTTCCCCACACCTGCTGCTCGAGCGCCTCGGTGGTGGTCGGGCACATGTCGGTGTTGATCTTCCAGCGGCGCTCGCCCTGCGCGTTCAGGATCATGCCGTTGTAGGCGTTGACCCGGTCCTTGACCGCAGGGTTTGAGTGGTTCACTTCGAGCAGGAAGCCCGCCTGGCGCAAAATGGACAGGTCGGACTCGCTGGCGTTCTTGCTGCTGGTGTTCTGGCCGGACGCATCCGGGAAAATCTTCACCTGGTGGCCTTTGTCCTTGAAGTCTTCCTTCAGGATCCTGGCCATGGCTGGCGTATCGCGCACCTGCACGCGCTCGGCCAGCGTGCGCGGCAGGCCGTCGCGCACCACGTTGACACAGGCGGTCATGTTCTGCACGTTGAAGTCGAGGCCCACCATCAGCGGCTCGCCGGGCAGGATGATCTCATTCGTGTGGTTCAGCGCGCGGTCGAAGTCGGCATACACACTGCCGCTCGTCAGGTTGGTGAACTTGCCGCGCAGGTAGGCATCAATCAGCGCCGGCGGGTAGCTGGCCATCAGCGACGGGATATAGTCATCTGGCAGGTTCAGCTCGTTGTCGAAGGTGCTGGCCTGGATCAGGCCATACAGGCTGGCCAGCTCAGGCTTGTCCCGGATGGCCTTCACGAACTGTTGATAGACGAACTTGAAGCCCTCGGGCGTCGTCGTCACGTCGATGCCGTTCATCAGCCCAGGCACCTTGTAGCGCATACGGGCGATGATCTTGCGCCAGGCCGTCTGCGCCTTTTTCAAAGGCATCACGTCCAGCTCATCGATCAGCGCGTGGCCGATCTTGAAGCCGACGATGGTTTCCGGCTTCTCCATCGAGCGGCAAATGACCGTGCCGCGATAGCGCCGGCCCTCATATACCTCGACCTCGTGGTCGCCCTGCTTCACCTTGATGAGCAGGCCCATCGCGTAGGCCACCTCCTCCATCGTGGGATAGAAGATGTCGCGGATCTGCGGATAGGTCGGCGCGAAGTAGCCCTGATTGATGCCTGGCCATTGCCAAAAGTGGGCGCAGATTCCGGCGCAGCCCACAAACGTCTTGCCGGAGCCGAACCCGGCCACGTAGGCCTTGAACTTGTGCGGCAGCTGCAGGAAGTTGGATTGCGGTACGTTCAGGTCAAACTGGATTGTCGTCATGGCGCTTGGCGTCTTTCACGCCGAAGGTGATGGTGACAGGTGTGGGCGCCTGGTCGGCCTGCTCGGCCTTGCCCTTGTTCACGTAGATATCGCCCACTTCCTTGGCGGCCTGCTCATAGAGGCTGGCCACCAGCGGCAAGTTGCGCATGTTCTCGGCCTTCTGCGCCAGCCGGCCCAGGCCACGCAGGCGGAATGCCTTGCTGGCAATCGGGATTTCCTCGGCCGTGGCGCGGAACTTGGCCCGGGTATCTTCGAAGATCATTCGCCATTTCTGGCTCAGGTTCCTGCCGACGTAGGTATTCGGGTCGTAGCAGGACACCTGTTGGCGGCTCACATCGAGCCCGAATTCCTCTTTTACCGCTATCGACACCTGCGTGGGCGCGTCGAAACAGGCCAGCGCATTGACGATGAACAGCTTCACCTCGTCCTTGAGTGCGGCCATGGTTTAGTTTCCTGTAAAGCAACGTAAAGGCTACGCAGCCTTTAGAAGACACGTTCCGCACGCCCTCGCTATGTTGATTTTCGCCACTTCTGGCGCCGTCTTTGCCGCGTCGATGATGCGCTGCACGTCCTCGCTGGCGCCGTAGCGCCGGACCACGCCGACAAACTCCTCGACGTCATGAGCACGCATGCACAACTTCGGCAGCCCGTACTTGTTGAATGCCGGCGCTCCGAATTCATCCTGCTCCTGGGCGATGTGATAAAGCTCGTGCTCGAGCAGCGCACAGAATTCGGCGTCGCTGCAGGTCAGGCAATACGATGCGTCCAAGGTAATGAGGAATTCCGGCACCGCGCCAAACCAGTCGGCCATCTGCTGTTGCTGGCGGCCCTTTTGCCACGGTCCACAGCGGAACGTCATTTCTTCGCACTGGCCCAACACGGTGCGGCCTTGCTTGGCGAATCCGTGTGGCGCCCACAGGAACTGCACATCGGCATATTCCAGGTGGGCGTGGTCTTCGTTATAGAGCGCGCCGCCTTCGGTGAGGATGGTTGCGCGCGCCCACTTGAGCACCTCGGGCGCGGGCATGTAACGGTTGTTCAGCGGGTCGGCGAACTCGGGCGGCGGCATCGGGCGCGCTGAAGTGGGCGCTGCGGAATTTCGGATTTTCTTCATTCCGACCTACTAGATGTAGTGTTTGACGGCAATTTTGGTGGTCTCATCCCGGTGTTTTTTGACACTTTTGCTCGCGACCTACTAAATGTAGTGTCTCAAGCGCTTTCGACGCTCAAATTGACGGGCGGCATCGACATGCCCAGCACCCAAAGCGCGATGGAGCCGCCGGCATTCAACACGGCCAGCTCTTCGGCGCTCGGGCACCAGTACGACACCACGGCAGGCAGATCGCCGACGTGCGTGCGCGTGATCGGCAGAGCGCCGCATGGCAGCTCTCCCTGGTCCCAGCCCGCTGGCGCGCCGAGAACGCCGTTATTCGATGGGTGTTGGATTTTATTCATTTCGCTTACTCACCGATGTGTTGAGGCAAATCAAAGTCCACTCAGGTGGCTTTGACATCATTTGATTTCGAACAAGGATCTGATGTGATGCCAAAAAATGACGCTCTTGCGCCTGACAGAGGCTATCCTCCAGACAGCGCACTTCATGCAATTGTCGAGACCGCAGTGCAACTCGTCATGGAGGAAGGTCTGGTCGCGGCTGAAGGATACCTTCAAGCCCAAGGCGTTAGCCGGTACTCGCTGATAGCTCCCGCAAATGCGGATAACCTGTGTAACCGCCCGTGCCAAGCAGGGCCCCGTTGAATTGCGGCGGAGCCTCTTGGCCATGATGCGTCGGTGACTGCGCCCGTTTTTCAAAGCCCTGCCACTGGAGCGCGCTGGCAGTCGCAAGTGTCAGGTGGTCCAGGCGTGCAGCGTCGGCTGGGCCAGTGCTCACAACCAGTGCCAAGCCAGCAGCACGAGCGCAACGACGGCGCCGCCAATCACGGTGCCCGCCAAAGCAATGGTGATGATCATCCGGCGGAAGTCGATATCGAACGTGCTGCACCTCAAATAGAAAAGCCGCCAGCGCAGTAATGCGACAGGCGGATGATCGGATCAGATCAGATATTACCGAAATGGGTGAACGCTACCCATTTACAACAAGCTCAGCTCGAAGAGCCGATAGTAAGCGTCTTTTGATAGAGCGATCGGTGGATGGCAAGCAAAATCTCTCGTTTAAAAGTTCTTTGATCATTCTGCCATTCAGTCGATTGACTGTCACATGACATGTACTTTTCACCGATCGTAATGCCTCCGGTTGAAGCGATAGAAAAAGTTAAGAGCGCACCATCATTTGATTTGGAGGTGTGCACCGAACCTTCATCAACTACGAGCAGCTTGTACTCGCCATACAGTTTCGGCTTACCCTCATCCAATTGGATCACATGCCCATATTTCAGCAGAAATTTACGATGATGCGCGCTAACGAGCAAATCAAATCCGTTAAGCTGGAGCGATATGTCCATCGTTCCGGTCACATCCTTATCGTCGCCCTTGTGCCTAATAATTAAGTTTGCGAACCAAGCGACCTTGCCATCCAAGTCTACCGCTTGAGATACGAAGAATTTCTGATAACCTGCCTCAATCAGTGACATATGTTTCCTTCTCAAAGTTGAAAAGAAAATAATAGCACTTAAAAGTCCTTGCAGAGAGCAATGGAGGGGTTTGAGTTAGACTTTTACTGTATCGGCGCCCAGCGGGCCAGACATTCGCGGCTCAGGTGCGTCGGCGAGGACATTGCGGAAATTTCGGAATCGAAAGTGGCGCGCAAAGAAAAAGCCGCCTCAAGGGTGGCTTCGATGTTGCTCCCACGGCCATAATGCGTGGTAAGCGGCAAAATCAAGGCGAGCAGGTCCGATGCTGGGTCCGGGTACTGTCGCGAATTCCAGCTATCGGTGGCGCGATGCGCACATTACGATTTCCGGAAGAATTTTCTTGAATAAGAGTCTGGAGTATACCGCAGAAATACTGTTTGTAAACACAGGATTAAGAAAACCTGCGCTACATGTCTCCACCGCGTAACAGGCCGCCTGCCCTGCCGGAATGGCTGTCATAAATGGCGCTGAGTTCGCTCACCATATCCTTGACGCGCTCCAGCTCTAGGCCGGCCACGCCGTACACTGGCGCCACGCCGGTTCCTTTGCAGGAGGTGCACTGCCCGTTCCCCAGCAGCACCTTGACGCCGGTACCGCTGCAGCCCTTGCACTTGCCGTCGAGCCAGTGCGCCAGTGACTTCTCGGCCACACGCCGATACAGCGCCTGCGCCGACTGCGCATCCCAGGCTGTGTTTTCAGGCAGCCACTTGCGCGCGCGACCGCGCTTGATTACCTCGGCCGTCCAGATGCGCAGCAGCTGCGCCAGATTCTGATGGTTGCCCTCGAACATGCGGTTGAGCGTGCCGTCGGCGTACTTCACGCGGCACAGTAGCGAGCCCAGATCTCCGGCCAGCGCCGCCGCCGCGATGGCATCGAGGTCATTATGAAATGCATCGTCCATCAGGTTTGATGACTTGAGCGAATGAACATATTTATCTGCGAAACCCATGCTTCCTCCGTTTTTTCCGGGCAATGTTAACACGTCTCAGAGGCTTATCTTCAAGCCCACCGCAACTTACACCAGACTTCATACTATTTACAAATCAAAGTAAATGAAGTAGCTACACAACTGCGCGACGATAAATTATGAAAAATTATAACATTTTATTGATTTACCATCTTTATCACTACATAATAACGGAAAAATATCGACCCAATCGTAAAATTGCATTAGATACAGGTAAATATCACCACAACCATTAGCTTTCCAGAAATCATCTTATTATCGAAATAAAAAATAAATCCCGGAAAATATAATCACCGTCAGAAATCATATTTTATGATCATTTAAATAAAAAATCATCACAATTAAAAAAGCAATAATTTTTTAAAATGCAAAATACAAATACCAACTTAAACACTAAAATTTCTTCATTTATTGAAAAAGTAAGACTTATTATTCCATACAGCCTCCCAATAAAGCTAATTTTAAGTTCCCTATTGGGAATATTGGGTGGAGCGGGGCTTCTTGGCATTCTGAGCGATTATGCAACTTATTACTACGCATATGAGATGGGATTCCGAGCACCGTTTGAAAGTGTCCCATACCTAAAAGCCACGATTGCATTTTCAAGTTTATTCCTGCTATTATCTAGCGCATTGGTATTTTCAATTACAATTCTACTACTTAAATCAATTCAAATTACTATCCTAAAACTTCCATACACCCCACAATTGCTATACAAACAGATATACAAAATTGGAGTCACGCCAGAATTAATAAAATCAAAAATCCCAAAATTTTACAACTACATAAAGTCAAATCAAACCCTAAATAACATATCTTTATTTTTTCAAGATAAAGATTTGAAAAAGTTCAATAAACTTCAAAGCGATTATGAAAAATTCCATAAAAGATCGGTCGCAATTAAACTAAGTATTTGCTTAGCAACTGGTTTATTCATGCTTGCAATTTCTTATGGGCTTATTTATTTCAATCCAAAAACAATGATGGGCGATGAAGAATTATTCATGACTATCGCATTCATATATGGCTTCACTTCCGGCTTTGTTCTCAACTTCCACAAAGCAAGGTGGCCAATTTCTTTCACCCTTACTATATTTTATTTTTCATTTTGCATATTCAATATATTTCAACCCAATCAATATGCAAAATTCCTCAGACTGTCCGGTTATGGCGGAGGAACGTTGGTTCAACTACAGTGTAAGGATGACCGCTTACATGATAAAATCTCAACCTCCTCGACAAGCTTGATGCTTCGAACTAATAACACATACATTTTATTTCTACAGAAAGACCGTGCGTTCTTAGAGATACCTTTAGAAGAAATAATATCGACATCCTATAGGATTGGCGGATCGAATAATTACAACTACTCACTACCAAAATAAAGACCAAAGTAAAATATCTATTTATGAATACTACTTTCGCCAAATATAACCCTGTTTAAAATTTAAGCCCACCTTAGAATTCCTCCAATTTCCAACCGCCGCCTGCCTTCTTCGGCAGCACCTGGACAGCGACGAAGCGTAGCGGGTACATGTCGGCCGCGATCTTGATCTTCGCGCGCGCGTCGTCCTGCCAGTGGCCTTTGACCTCGTGCGCTTCCAGCGCGCCGTCGACCAGCAGCACGGCGAAGTCAGGCGTGTAAAAAGTGTTGTCCGCCAGGCGGAATTTCAGGCCTTCGAACTTGTACCAGGCCACCTCGCCAGCTGCCTTGCGCAGCTCCAGCGTCTTCGCATACGCGGCTTCGGTCTTGTTCATGGCGCCGACCTTGAGGCGGCCCAACGCCTGCAAGCCACGGGCCATCATGCGCAGCCCACCAGCTCGGCGACGGCGCGCACCACGGCCGCACGTGCCGCAGCATCGGGCGTACTGAAGTCAGCCAGCAGCACGGGGAACTCCTCGTACATATCGTTCCGGTTGATGATAGCAACCACATCCCGTCCGCCATACGTCCACTCCAAATCGACGCGGTACTCAACTACCAGCGGCCCGGCCGACGTCCAGTCGCCCAGCCAGTCCGGTACCAGCGCCTGGCCACGACTTTCGGCGGCGCCCGCCGGCGGCGTGCCGACCAGGGCGCCACCCACCTCGACAATGCTGGACCAACCCAGCAGCTCGGCCAGGCGCTTGTTTGCTGCGATTTCGTTTTCTTGATTTTTCATCTAAAGCCTTTTAAGCCGTTTTTTCTGATGGGTACGTCACTTCGTAGCGGCCATGGCCCTTGCGCAGTCCGGCGGTGCCTCTGGCAAATCCTGAGCGGCATTCGCGCTTGCCGGGCCGGGTGCATTTCTGCCGCCAGCCAGGTAAAGCTGCACGCGCTCGGCGGTCGACCGCATGAATTCTTCGTCCGCCAGGCGCTGCTGCTCGACACGCTCCACGCGCGCCGCCTCCTTTGCGGCCACGCCGTCAGCAATCATTTTTTTGATTGCAGCGAGTTGCTCGCGCGCGGCATCGTCCGGCGTCTGGTCCTGCTTGCCCTGCAGCAGGCCCGCCACAGCCGGCGCCGGCAGCAGCCCTGCCCTCACCGCATTGCCCAGCACCTCGACGTGGCGCGCCTTGTCCCAGCCCACGGATGCCAGCCACTCGGCCGGGCGCCGATCCAGGCGCGCCGCGGCGACGATGCGCTCGTACGCTTCCAGGAACGGCTTGCGCGCGCTGATGGCGCCGCTGGAGTCGAGCACGGGCCGGCAGATCCGGAACGCCTCGGCGATCTCGGTCGTCCAGACCACGCTGGCCATTTCGTCCTGGCTGATCAGTGCGATTGCCCATGCCTCCTCGGCGCCAGGACGGCCGTCCATGAGCTTGCAGCGCTTGGCGATGCCGGCCGGTACCGGCGCAAATTCGCCATTCTCGTCACGGTAGGCCTGCATGGCAGCAGCCACCGTACGAAGCGGATACGGCTCAAGGTTGGCCATCCAGGCGCGGGCCATAGCAGGCTCTGGCAGTGGCTTACCGTAGGCGGCCAAGGTTTCGGCCAGCAGCTGCATGAAGCGAGGCGCGTCGGCGGCGTTCATGCTGGCACCGCATCGATGATGTCGCCGGCCGGAGCGGCAGTGCCCATCAGCTCGCGCATCACGCGGGCATTCGTCTGCTCGATCGACTCGTTGCCGGCGCTGGCGCGGGCCTGGCCAGCATCGTTGCGGATGAACCGGTCGATGTGGTCGGCATCGCGCAGGATTAGGCCCAGGCCGTTGTACTTCGTTTGAGCGTCGTTCTGCCCCATGTTGTGCGGCGTTTTCGAGCAACCACGGATAGCCTTGCAGATGTCGGCCGGCGAATAGCCCTTGAGCGCCTTGGCGATAAACCGCTTGCGCTTGTCGTCCAGAACCGACTTGGGCGAGTCCATGACTTTTTGCCAGTAGGCGAAGATCGTTTTCACGGGGTCGAGCTGGTTTTGCTCGACAAGGGGGTTTTCCTGTTCTTGCTTCTGTTCCTGTTCCTGTTCCTGTTCCTGGTTTCGAAACGGTTGGGGTAACGGTTCCGGAACGGTTCCAAAATCATCCAGAATCTGGCGAGGGAAATGCTTCGAATGTATCCGGAGAGCCGCAGCCAGCAAGGGTTTCACGGTCGAGCGGTTTGGAATCTGCTCAAACAGGCGCCCGGCCGCAATGCCTTGATTCGGGTTTTCGATTGGGTTCCACTTCAAGTAGGCGTGCAAGACAACCCATTTAGAGGCGTTATCACGGGTTGCGAAACCCTTCTCTAACAGTTCCGCAAACCCTTTCTCAACCCTTTCCGGCGACCATTTCAGGTCCTCGGAAACGTATCCGATTGGCAAATGGAAGCAGCCCAGGATGTTTGAATGCGGACTCGTCAATAGGTAAAGAGCAAGCATGCGCCCGGTATCCGACATGCTGCTCGTGTCTTCGCTGGTCCAAAAAGTGGTTTGCACCTTGCCATAGTCACGCATGGCCACCCTCCTGCGCGCGCGGCGCGCCGAACAGCGCAGCCACCAGAGGATCGCCCACGGCGCCCGCCTTGCGGATCCAGTACTTGCTGCGCCAGCGCGCCTTCATCGAGTCCCAACGGCCGTCTTGCTTGGCTTTGGCCTCGAAGCGCAGGCGCGTCTGGCGCTTGGTCAGGTGCTGCAGCGTGCACGGCGCGTCTGGCAGGTTGCCGACGGCGTACACGGCCATTGCCGCACCGGCACGTGGGTGCGGCTTCCAGTTGGCGATGTAAATCTTGCGCTCAGCGTGCAGCAGGCGTACCCAGCGCAGCACGGCAGCCTGGCTGACGCCTGACTTGGTGACAATATCGGCTTTGGTGCCGGGCATGGCGCCCAGCACGAATTCACGGAAGTTAATGCGCGTCATGTGTGTTCCATATTTTGTTTTTGGTCGTTGGGGACTGCAGCGAGCAGGCCCATTGACCGTAAAATTTCATGTGTGATGCCGACAGCCGCGCGAAAGGCGGCCTCCAGGCCGGCCAGAGACAGATCAGCCGGGCGCGGGCGCCTGCCGTCGAGCACGTCGTGGCAGGCGCTGCAGCCGAACGCCGCAGCCGTGTCTGGCGCCTTCAGGCCCATGCCCTTCCCGTCACTTAAAAAGTTCGAATGGCAAAGCACGGTGGTGTCAGGGTCGAAGTTGCAGACCGCCAGGCGCAGCGTGCAGTCCTGTCCGCGCGCGGCGCGCCGGATTGGTGTCGAGCGCGGTCCTTTGGTCTTCAAGCCGGCCTTGCGCTTCGGCGCAGTGCGCTGGTGCGACTGCACGGAGAGCATGCCAGTGCTGGGCATGGGCGAGGTGCGCTTGAATGGCGTACGCGACAAGGGCTTGCCGGGCTTCATGGGTGAGCGTTTCATTTTCCACCACCAATACTCGCCGTGTTACGATTCCGCCAACTTAAATTGGAGGATTGATGGCTTGGCACAAACCGATTTGCATAATTGTCGCTGCGATAGCGGTGGCCACACTTGCTGGACTTTCGCTTGCTGTTTGGATTCCGTGGTGCAAAATGGGTGAAACCGGATGCTCCCTGGGAGTAGCCGAATGGGCCTATTGGATTGCCGCAATCGGAACCATTTGCACGTTGGCAGGAACTATCTGGATTGCTACCAGAGAATCTGCACGTAGAAAAGAAATGGAGATCTCCATGGCGAGCATTTCTGCGGCTCACATGCACGTCACGCTCATTCATGTCCACTCTGTTATTACAGGGGTCGAGAGCGCGCTCCGAGAACTCAAAGTGGTAAGCCAAAAGCTTACGGGGCCAGTAGAAGCTGGCGTAACTAACTTTCATTCGCTCGGAATGCGGCTCAAAGCTATTCCTACTTTTGATATTCAAGACCTTTTGCCGCTTGCACCACTGCCTGGCAAATGCGCCGCGAAAATTGCTATAGGCCAAGGATTTATTTCGGCCTGCATCAAAATACTTACTGAGCGGGAGGTTGAGGGCATGACTCCGGACGAAGTGAAAATATTTATTGAAGACAATTTGAATCTTATTGTCCAGGCCGACAAAAGTATCCAAGAAGCACGATTGATTGTATTTAAGTACACCGAACCAGCGATGAAGAGTTAGAACTGAGCTGCTGACGCTAATACCGGTTCTCTCAACAGCCGAAGTATCGGAACCTCTATCGATAGTGCATCCGATGACAACCGTCACAGGACTCGGGAGCGTGGCTGACATCCTCAATCCTCCATCGCGCGATTGATGCCAGCTGCATCGAGGCCAGCAGCCTTGCAACCCAGGCGGGTAGCGTGGAAGTAGGTCATTTCGTTGGCAGCACGGCCAGCCGTGGCCAGGCCGGCCACCACCAAACGCTGCATTGCTTCGTACTGCTGGCCGCTGCCGGCGGCAAAGTAATTGCGCCAGCCCCACTTTGATTTCGGATATTGCTGCACGGCGCCGAGCATGTGCTGCAGCTTGGCGAAGTCGCCGGGCATGATTGCGTCGAGCACGGCCGCCAGCGCGCAAGCGGCGCATTTGCCATGTTGGGCCAGCTGCTTGGCGGTGCTGGCCTTGCCGCAAGCGCAGACCTTGCGGATCAGCGAATAGGCGGGCGCGGCTTGGTTCGCCATGTGGTGACGGGTAATTTGGGCTGGATTGGCGATCATGCTAATATTCCTTTCAAACAACTTTGATTGCTTCTATGAATAAGCGGGAGAAAATCTGCCTCATTGCTGCGATAGTTTTGCTGGTCGCTCTTATTTGGATTGGTAGGCTCAATGGATTGAAAACCTCGGATTGGGCGAGCTGGGTGCAGGCAGTGGGATCCATCGTCGCAATTTTTGTAGCGCTTTGGATGGCTCAGGCGCAGCAACGAAAAGCGGCAGGAGATGCGGATGATCGAAGCGTTTATGAGCAACTGCAAAAGGCGGAAACACTCTGGACGCTTGCACATTGGGCAATAGGTGAAATGAAGCGTGCGCTTGATCACGCAGAGACAGACGGCGCCCATGGCACATCTACCTTCACCTCTGGCAGGCTTGACCATGAGCGTGAGATGCTGGAAAGGTTCGTAACCCCTTCCGATCCTGAGTCGGCCGCATTTTCCCTGAGAATTATTCACGCCCTCTGGGAGACACGACAAAATTTCGATTCGATGCGGGGCGGCGGTCTGCGTGACTACTTTATGCAAATCACGTTGGTGCATATTCAGGAATGCGAAAAACAGCTTACGCTGCTCACCCATCGCAAGGGTGTCTTGAAGGCAGACTGCGCCCAGCGAGGCCTCGTTGACGACTAAAATCACGCCACCCTCGCAATCTCGCGCTCATGCGCGAAGTTTGCGCGCATAACAGCATCAATGCGGCGGCCGAGCCAGGCCACGTTCGACACGGCCCAGCTGTTGCCGATGGCCTTGTAGCGCGGCCCGTCAGCTGCTGCGCGCGCAACCTGGTCGCGTGTCATCACGCCGCCACGCATCAGGTATTTGATCCAGTCCCGGTCGAGCTTTTCGGGACGGATCGTGCGGCCGAACGGAATGAGTGTGTAGTCGTCAGGAAAATCCTGTAGACGCTCGCACTCGCGCGGCGTGAGTCGACGAACGGCCATTCCTTTAGCTAAATTCCACTGCTTGACTGTTTCCAATGTGCCGATCACATCTTGGCAAACCGCCGGAGCCCGCTGGTATCCGCGCCCATCGTCGCCACGGAAGCGATTCTGGAAGGCGACAATCGGCTGCCCGCGCCCAGTTCCATCCTCGCTGGCATCGAAGCCTTCGGCCTTCAGAGTGTGAGTAATGTCGCCGGTGATGCAGACCGCCTGCGCTTGCGGGCTGGACGTGCCCAGAGCGCCAAAGACGCTGGTACTGCTCACGCAGTCCTGGCGCGCGTCGAAGGCGATAGCCGGCGGGCTGCCCGCGTTGGCATGACTGCCGGCGTGGTTTCCAGCGCGCAGCGTCGGTGACAGGTCGTAGCAGGCATCGCCACCGTAGTCCTTGCTGCTGAATGCGATGGGCGCCAGTGCCACGCCGTGTTGCGACCCGTTGTCCAGTGTGTACATCGGTGCGCCGGCGTCGCCGATCCCCAGGCCGTTTTGATCCTTGCCGCGGGTAGCGTTTTGGATGGGATATGCCACCTGCTGAACCAGGAACGTCTCGCTCTCAAAATCTAGGTGTGGCCCGGCATGCGCGCGGCAGGCGGTGGCAACGTGAATTTCACCTGCTTGGTTGTTGCCACCGAAAGCCATAGGGATAAGCATGCCGGCCTCGGCATCCTGCTGGGTCGCGCTGCCGGCGGCCTTGCCATTAGCCTGCAGAGTTCCAGCGATGAGCGTGTCCAGGCCATCGCCGCGCGGACGCTCAACGCTACGTGCCACCGGAGCGGCTACGGCAGCACCGAAAGCAAGGTCTTCCCCGTCGCCCTGTGGTGCTCCGCCAATATCCTCGGTACTGACTGGCTGCAACCCGAGGCCGCATTCGTCCTGCACTCCGCCACGGCGCGCAGCGCTCGCTCTAACTGTGCCGGCAATGTCTTGCGGCGATTCTCTGCTCGGCGGAGAATCCCGGCGCACGCCGTCGAACTCAAAAAGTACCGCTCCGGGATCGAACCCTTCTCCAGCACTTGCGACAACGAACACACGACGGCGTCGTTGGGCCACTCCGAAATATTGGGCGTCGAGGGTCCGCCACGCGACTGTTCGCGCGGGGCCATACACACAACCAGCGTACGCCCATTTCCCCCCTGGCGGTTCGATTGGATCATCTTCACCGGCAAGGCCAGCAAGGAAGCAGCCGAAGGCATTATCTTTTGTGGAAAGGACTCCAGGGACGTTTTCCCAGAAGACAACGGCTGGAAGAAGTCCAGCTGCTGCGCGTCGTGCGTCAATTTCATCTGCAATCTCGCAAAAAACAAGGGAAAGGTTGCCGCGTTCGTCGTCGAGCGAATTGCGCAGGCCCGCAATCGAGAACGCTTGGCACGGCGTGCCGCCGCAAAACACGTCCGGCGCGGGCACAAAGCCGTCGCGAATCAGGGAGGCAACCTTGGTCATGTCGCCCAGGTTTGGTACGTCCGGATAGTGGTGCGCCAGCACGGCGCATGGGAATGGCTCGATCTCGGCCAGCCAGGCGGCGCGCCAGCCGAGCGACCCCCAGGCGACGCTGGCAGCCTCAAGACCGCTGCATACAGAACCGAAAGTAATAGGCATGGCCGTAGTGAAGGAATCACGCTTCATGCTAAGATTCCTTTCAAACAACTTTGAGTGCTCTCGTGAAGAAAACCTATGTACTTCTTGCTATCGCCCTGATCGGAGGATCGGTGGCTATTGCGATAATTGGCAACCAAGTGGGACTTACGAGGGACACTTGGCCTGGTTGGGTTCAGGCAATCGGCTCTATCGCTGCATTGGTCGTGGCAATTTTTGTCATGACCCGTCAAAACAGTGCTGCGACCAAGTTGGTGAATGAAACAGATCTTCGAGCATTGCAGCGGCGAGCAAAGGCCGTCTCTGCTCTTGTGGATCGAGCCCATCTTCAACTGAGAAGCTCGATTGACGAGGTTCAAACGGAAGCAGAAAGTGGTACTACTCATTCCCTGAATATGGCGTGCCACGCAGGAGCGAACATATTGAGTCAGGTACGTATCGCTCTGCAGCAAATTCCCCCCTACGAGCTTGGCTCGTACGGAATGGTTGACGGGCTGCATCAAACAATCAACGCAATCTCTATTTTCGAAAGTACGGCGGCTTCTTGGCTCGGCGATCAACGCACCTCGAAACCTCCGCAACCGCTCCTGAATGTGATTCCCAAACTTCGGGATGCGGCTGACGTGTCTTACTCTGTCTTCAAAGCCGGCCTTGCAGAACTCGACATAAATTAAACATCGAAATTTTTTAAATGAGATTGCTCTAGAGCAGCCCCATTCAGTCGCAGGACCGTCGAATGCAATTCGAAAGATCGAGTTCATGCTTCGCTCCCGCTACTGAGCTCTGCACCGAAAAAAGCTGCAACCAACAAATCACGACCGTGCTGGCCGCGTGGCCAGTTGCTGCTGCGATTACGGTACAGGTCGAATTCAGCCTGGTCGTCCAGGTCGGGCATGCCGTACAGGGCGCGGGAATGGGTTGCTGCGGCCTCGATCAGCACGAGGTGCCCGGCCTTGACCAGCTTGGCCAGGCGCTTGCGCACGGTTTCGCGGTGAAGTGTCAGGTCCAGGGCAATATCGCCAATGGTTGCGGCGCCGCAGCGCCTGACCGTGGCCAGGATATCGGCGGCGCGGTCGGCATTAGCGGAATTGCGGATAGATGCTACGCCAGCAGGCGGGCGCGCGCGATTGTCAGCTTGGCCAGTCACAACGCCACCTCCGCCAGGACGGAATCGCGCCACTTCACTTGCTGGATGGGCGTGCCGCTGGAGTGCGCCTTGCCGGTGTCCGCCACGAAGGCATGGGCGCGCCCCCTCTCCGTCGGCACCCAATGGCCGGCGATGCTCTCTTGCAGGCCGGCCTGCACCAGCAGCTGGTTGAATGCCTTGCCGCTCTTAACGAAGCGGCTGCCCAGTTCGGTCGGGGTGTAGTAAATCTCCTGGCTGGGAGTGGCCAGGTGCGTGCGCTCCATCAGCTGCAGCATGTTGACGCCGGTCAGGGCGGCCGTGCCCTGGTTCGCACTGATCGCCGCGGCGTTCTTGTCGAGGCCGATCAGGCGCGCAATGCCGAAGATGGCGCGGAATTCCTTGGCGGGCGAGATTGCGCTGGGCTTCGGCGCAGCTATTACTGGCGCCTGCTGGCCGGTGGCCACGGCGTCGAAGGTGCGGATGACTTCCAGGTGGAACTTCGGACTGATCCACATGGCGTAGGCGTACACCAGCTCCTTGCACACGTAGGTGCCGCCGTTGCGGCCCTGGGAAGTGATGGTTGGCAAACTCTGCGCCGGCGCAGAGTTTAATTCCGCTTCCAGCTCCTGGATTTCCGGGCGACGGAAGAAGAATGCAGGTTGATGGCGGCTTTCCGCGCCAGCTGCCTTGTGCAAATCGTTGAGGCAAAAACGGCCTTCTTTATCGACCGCGATCAGCGTATTCGCTATCGTGATGCCTTTGTGTTGTACAATTTCGGTCATAAATTCTTTCGCGAATTTTTGTTGTTTCAAGGAAGCCCGCCTGCAAGCGGGCTTTTTTCATTTCTGGCCTTGCAGTTCCTGCAGCATTGCTTCGTAGTGCTGGCGCGTCCGGACGTGGCCGGGATCGACCGGCAATTCGTGCTCGATGAGCACTTGCTGCTGGCCGCCCTCCTCGCCCAGCACCGCGCTGGTACCGGACTCGGGCTGTGTGGTCGACCAGGTCAAGCCGCCACCTCGGCGCGCGCGATGCGCTTGAGTTCGCGGATCGACACGTCGAACACCTCGTGCATGCGGATCAGCAGCGAGGCGCCGACCGGCAGGCGGCCGTGGCGAATCTTCGAGATCACTGGTGGCGCCACTTCCAGCGCGCGAGCCAGAGCTGCGTCGTTCTTTGGGCCCTTGGCCAGTAGCATGTCGAGCAATTCGTTGTTGCCATGGGCGTCGTCCAGTGAGCGGTACGGCTTGATTGCAGTTGTTTGCGTCATGTCATATTCCTAATTGATGGTGATTAAAGTGGCCGATTTCGGCCATGCGATGCTGTAGCTGTCGGGTACGGGTTCGTTATGGCGGCTCGCGCCGCGGCACCTCGTATTTCTTCGCCACCCTGTCGGTGGCATCGCGCCATTTCTGGCGCGCTTCCTTGTGCGCGGCCTTCGCTGCGCTCTCGCCCTCCCCGTCCTTGGCGCCCTGCAAGTCTTTCTCGGCCTGGCGGTAGATCATCGAGCGCTGGAAAACCAGCTCCTTTTCCTCGGCCGTGACCTCGGCTTGTTTATTCAATGGCTGCCTCCATGCCGTTAAACCCGCATCCGCACGACGCGCGGGACGACACCGAAACACGGGCGTGGCGCCGGCAGAATCTGGGCCCTGCTATTTCCTGATTTGGGCCTAGCCCCGTTCGAAAACGGCGGCGTATCATTCCGTTTCGGCCTGGTGTCCAGGTGATTGCGGATGATCACGATCGTGCATTCGTTCAGCACGTCGCTGACGGTCTTGCGCATCGCTGTGCATGCGGCTTGCAAGTCAGCCTTGTTCTCGTCGGTGATGTAGCCCTTGACGAGCGCAGTACGTTTTTGCTTCTGTTTCATGGTTTTCTCCTGGTGGTCGGTGTTACAGGGTTTGGGTACAGCGAAAAATAGGCAGAAGTTGCCAACGTGTTAAATTTCTATTCCTGCATGTCAATTCACAGGAAAGGCAACCTCCATGGAAAACGAAACTTATGTGGTAAAGCTCGCTCTGGATGCGAACGCACCGGTGCCTTGGCCTAAAGACGTGCCTGCGCCAGCTGTTGGCGACAAAATAACTGGCTTAATCCACGGCCTCGCAGTCAAAGGGACGGTGGTCGAACGTGAATGGGGTGTCGACTTCGCTCCTGGAAAAGCGGTGATTGCCACAGCGCTGACGATCACTGTGAAATCTCAATCACTGGCGCAACCAAAATCGGCAACAGTCCAGCCGCTGAAACTTTGACGGCATTCGAACGCGGGCCGGTCGCATTGACGAGGTACACCACGGAGCCCTCGCGCATTGCGATGGTTGCCGTGTAGCCGCCAGCGCTGGGCGTCACTTCAAAGGTTGGCGCGAACGGGTCGGCGGACGGGCTCACGGCGGTTGGAGTGATAGCGGTCGGGCGTTGCGGTTCCGAAAAGTCTCGCAAAGCAACTGCGTCATCCCGGTGCTGGCAAAGTGTCGTCAGCAACGCCGTGTGCACGCATAACTCGGCCAGGATGGCCAGTTGAATGGCGCGGTAGCTAGGATTGGCCGCATTCCGAACTGCTTTTTGCTTTGTCGAGGTGCTCATGCTGGCTCCTTCAGTTGTTTCAGGCATTCATCGAGTGGCACGCCAGGTGGCAGCTGGTGCAGTTCGAGCAGCGGGATACGCACGATGCCGGCCGCCGGGCGCGGTGGGGAAATTGGGATCAGGCGGATCATGGCTTCGCGCCCACGTCGATGCCGACAGCAGCGTGCGCAGGCACGGTGTCGAAGATGGCGTTGGTGGTGGGCGGTTGGCGGCCGGCGTGGCCATGCGAATGGAAATGCCCTGCCGCGCCGATTGGCTCACCATAGATGTCGTTATAGGTGACGATCTCGCCCAGTGAAGCGGCAAACTTGATCAGCAACTTTGCAACTTGCGGCGGCATTTCCTGGCCTTGCTCGTAGTGAGATATGTTGCCCTGCGTGACCCCAAGCTCTTTGGCAAGAGCAGCTTGAGTGACGTGTAGGCATCCACGGATGGTTTGAATTGGGTTCATGCGACGAATATTAGTCCGACTGTTTGAATATGTCAACAGTCCGACTGTTTGAAAATTATTAGCTTTCCTTATAATCTCCTACGATGCCCGCACTCCCCTTATCTGACGAACAGCTCGCCGATGCCGCAAGGCTCAAAACTCTCTTTCAGGAGTGGCAGCGCTCGCGCAAAGAAAATAATCTTCCTCACTCGCAAGAGGCCGCTGCCGCTGCGCTTGGCTTCGGTCAAAGCGCTCTCACGCAGTATCTGAATGGGAAGATCCCGTTAAATGTCGCTGCCGGCGTGAAGCTTGCGAACTTGTTGGGAGTGTCGCTTTGCGATTTCAGTCCCGCTCTTGCTGAGCATGCCGGGAAGATCGCAGATGCGGTAGCCCCGCATACCGATGATGTCAGCGCTGCAAGCCTACCTGGCGCACGCGGTGTGACCGACGACGACAATCACGCGCCCATCACATTACCCATCAAGATGGTTGCGCTACACCTCCAGGCAGGCGCCACAGGATTTGAGACTGAGGAAAGCTATGAAGATGGTGGCAAGCTGCACGTGCCCCGCCAGTGGATTGAAGAGAATGATCTCGATCCGCAGCGACTTCTGGCTATAAAAATCCGTGGCGACAGCATGGTGCCGATGATGTATGAGGGCGACATAGCGGTAATAGACGTACACGACAGAAATCGCGTCAACGGCGGTGTTTTCGCCGTGAACTTCAAAGGTCAGGCCCTGGTGAAGCGGCTGAAATATGAGCGTAGGGAGTGGTATCTTGCGTCCGAAAATCCAGACTTTAAACAAGAGCCTTGCCGCAACGGCGAATGCAATGTCGTCGGCCGCGTCGTGCGCTTCGAGCCGCGCAACTTCAAGGATCGTCTATAAATGAAGGTATTGATATTCGTCCTAGGCGCAATCTTTGCGCCGATGGCCCACGCTGAGACTTGGCAATGCACGAACGCAGCATCTGGCCGCGTCTACACCGTCAGCCAGGCCGTGCCGGCAGACGCATGCAAGCTGGTCAGCAGTACGAAGAGCCCGCACTCCCTCGGCCCAGCCCCACGCGAGCTGCAAGCGCCTGCCGCCCAGAGGGAGTCGAAATCTTGCAGCAAGGCCGCCGCGCAGGACGTGCGAAAGATGATGTCTGAATTCGCAAAATGGGAACTCGGTAGCGACACCAGAAAAATCAAAGTCACCTGGAACCACAAGACCGATAGCCAGTCGGTGAATGGAATATTGCGCCTCATGACCGCGTTTGCCGATGCGGACGCTTGCATCATGGGCTATCAACGCGAAATTCGCTTCTATCGGCTGGGTAAGCAGGAGGGTATTGCGTCACCTGATTACGGTATCAGGCTAACAAATTAATTCACCGCAAATGCATACCTACTGCGCCACATCGCCGGCGCGTGTGTACGGCTAGTGACTTAGGTGCAACGCGATCCAGCTCGTCGCGTTGACATCTTCGGCAATAGGTGAGCAAGGGGTGTCGACGCCGCGTCGACACCCCTTCCCAATGATCGCTTAACTTGGGCACTTTGAATAGTGTATTAAGCGAATTTTACGGATACGAGTATTATCATGCAACAAACCTCTTTTGATTTTGACAACAATGAACTGACAGAAGACAGGAGCTTATGGACGCCCCGAGATATTTGGGTGCATGCCAATCAGCGAGTTCTTGAATCCTTCAGAGAGGATAGACGTTTTGAAAGAAAAAACCATAAATCACCCAATCTAGAGGATCTCGCAACATATTTCAGTACCTTTTCGAACACCCCGGATGGGGGGTTGCTGATCTATGGGATCACGGATGCGGGGGAAATTAAAGGTTGCAATTTTTCTCAAGAGCAAATAAACAAGATTGAGCGTTGCCATATTAATCTTTGCCCAATGGCAAAACCGGAATTTAAGAAAATCCCGGTAGTGGTCGATGGCAAGTCAAGTTTCTGTATAGCGATTTTTATTCCCTATATTGGGGTTCTCGTAGAAACGAACAAGGACCAAGCTTGGATTCGCTACGGGGATAGCAAACATCAGATGAGCGAGGAGGAAAAACGTGATTTTCGCTCCACTAGACAAGAGCTATCTTTTGAACTCTCGATAGCGGTTCACTACAATTATCCAGCGGACTTTGACCTGCGAATTATTCAAGATTTCTGCGATGCCTTTAGAGAAAGGGAGCAGCGTCCAGAGTGGAAAAATGATGAGATTCTGGTTGATCGACATTTACTAAAAAAAGTCGATGATAAATATAAGCCATTAAATTGCCTAGTTCTTTTAGCAGCAAAGGATCCTGCGCTCACCATTCCCGGTTGTAGAATAAGGGTTTTGCGTTTCGACACCCTTATTGAGGGATCAGGTGAATCTTATTCACCATTGCGCGATAGGGTTATTGAGGGAAATCTGGTCCAGCTAATACAAAATTCTCAGGAAATTGTGAGCGCACAGATTTTCGATGTTACCTGGCTGAATGTGGACGGGAAATTTGTAACCACGCCAGAATATCCGAAATGGGCTTGGTTCGAAGCCATCATAAACGCATGTGTGCATAGATCGTATAGTTTTAGTGGGACGGAGATTACTGTAAAACTATTCCCGGATCGCATGGAAATCGAAAGTCCAGGGGGCTTTGTTCCGCCTGTAAACGAGAAAACAATATATCACACACGATCTTCGCGCAATCATCATCTTATGGATGCACTGAGGTATCTAGGTTATGTTCGTATGGCTCGAGAGGGAACAAGACGAATACGCGAAAGCATGATCGAGTATCAACTTCCTGAGCCATCATTTAGACAAGAAGCATTACACGGCGTCGTCGTCAAGGTTACGCTGCGAAATGATCAAGAGACTCATAAAAGGGCTTCTGACAAAGATGTTGCACTCTACTTCGGCGTCGACGTGTGGCGAAAACTAGAAGAGCACGAAATTAAAATCGCTGCACACGTTTTCAGGAATTCCACTGTACAAGTTTCGGAGGCTCAGCGACTTACAGGGAGGACTTGGGCTACTAGCAAGAAAGATCTGGAACGACTTGTTACTAAGGGCGTCCTTGTCTTTGAGCCCGGCGCGTATGCGCGCGATTCGAAAGCGCTTTACCGGCTTGTAAGGCCGCCGAAACAGTCTTCTGGCACGGTTAATTACAATATTGCACCCGACTAGCTTTGGTGTTGAGATGAGAGACGCCCGCCGTACGCGGGCGTTTTTGCGCTAGGCGCCCGCAGGAACTTGCTGGCCGTCTAAAGTTGGATGAGCGCGGCCAACAGGGCGGCTTTTTTGGCGGCTGGAACGAATTATTTTTCCAGCAGGATCGTAGGCCAATGCATAATGCATTTATGCAACTATGCGCAGCTATCATCAATATCAAGCAAACCCAGCTGGCCGTGGTCCAGGTCGAGCCAGAACATACCTTGCCGACCACCGCCCCGGCCGCGCTGATGCGTGCACAGCGGTACTTCCCTACCCTCCCAATCTTGCTACTGTCACCACGCATTGGCGATTTCTCTCGAAGCTACGCCACGTTTAACATTACTCCCCTAATCGGACACATTAACGCTGACGAAATCGCCTGGCGCGTCTGCGAGCCGCCGGCATCGCCCGAGCCACCCTTCTAACTATTCATACCTCCCAGCCTCGAAGATTCGAGGTTTTTTTTCAGCCGTTGATTATTATTTCCAAATTTATTAGTCCGACTGTTGACATGCGACTAGCAGTCGGACTAATATTCGTCATCGAACAAGCAAACACAGGAGTACGACATGTCCCCAGCAGAGCTCGCAGCACTCGAAGCAGTCCTCGTCGCCCACGGCGAAGTGATTCCGGCAATCGTCATCCCGGCACGCGGCTGATCGTCATGAAGACCACCTCAAGCATCGTCGCCACCAAAGCCACCAACGACGGCCATTGCGCCGGCCTGGTAGCAAGCATCGGCTGCCCTCGCCGCCTGGAAATTTGCAACTCGTTCGGCGTTGCCCTGCCGAGTGGGCAGTTGAAGTATTTGGAATGCGGCGCTGCCGAAGCGATGCGCGCCGAGGCCTACCGCAACTGCACCGGCCCCTGGCGGATGGAAGCAGCATGAGCGCCCGTGACGCCCTGCCCGGCCTGTTCACCGCCCCACCGGCGCGCGCAACGCTGCGCAAGTACAACGTATCGATCAAGTTTGCAGACGGAATTTTTGAAGCCACATCTTGGGCAGGAAGCCCGAATCAGGCGCATGAGCTGGCGCGAGTAGATGCGCGCATGGCGTCTTGCACCGGCACGTTTTATGGCCGCGAGCTGGGCTGGACTGCAGAGCTGGCAAAAGTTTAGCGGTCGCCCGCGCCGTAGTTCAAGGCGGGACAGGCCGGCGGGCCGGATAAATGCCCTGTGGGATCAGCATGCCCCGATTGATCTTCGTGAGGATCAGGCGCCCGGGGAAACCCGGCGCCACAACCAACCTTGAAGGAATTACAGCATGTCGACTTTCAATAAAGACCAGGCCGTGAACGTGAAAGGCACCAAAACAGACCCGGCGGCGCGCCCGGGCAAGTTCGTGAAGACGCATCCAGGCGCACGCGGCGACTTCCTGGAAGTTCTGCTGGATGGCTCGACGCAAAGCCAGCGTTTCCGCCCTTCGCAGGTGTCTGCAGTCTGATTTATTGGCGCGGCCTGTCGCCCAGGCCGCCGCCCCTGCCCTGCGCCAGGCAAGCGCAGGAACCACACAGAAGCGCCAACCGATGCAATTAAGTGCTGGTCAATTGCCCGTTGACGCAGACGCAGGTGAGCCGGCCGAGAGGCAGAGGCGCTTGGATTGGAGGCCGTTGGTTGGGGCTTCTGTGTGGTGAATGCGCAGACTGATGCGCTGCCCTACGCGGGGCGTTTCTCAACCGGTACCCAGCCCGGAGAGGCCATGCAGGCGAAAGCCAATTGGAACACTCAAGCCGGAGACCAGCACCGGCCGCCACACGCGCTTCCTGGCGTACGCAGGATTGAAAGCCCCGTTGCGGATTTGATGTCGGACAGTGCGGCCGGCACCAGCAGGGTTCGATTCCCTGCCAGGGCACCAATTAACCAGAGGAGCAGGACATGAGCTACATCATCACCATCCGCACCGGCCCGCGCGCCGAGGATATCGCGCACTTCGCCGCCATCGGCAACCTGGCCGCGCTGATCGATGCCGCCTACGACGATGGCGCTCTGGGCGTGACAGCGATGGTGCGGCCATGATCTCCCTCTTCCACCGCCTGTTGGCCGCCCACCGCCACTACCAGGCGCAGCACCAGCACCGCATGAACAAGATGCGCCTGGCCGGCGTGCGCCGCGAGTTGGCCGGACTCGAAGAAATGCGCAAGGAACTGATCACCGCGCAGATCGAGGCGCTGATCGACCTGGACGCATCCGCCGCGCGCGTGAAGAAGCTGGGCCGCGCCCACCGGGAGGCGCAGTGGACGTCGTCAGCCAAGCCGTGATGGACGTGGCCAGCCAGGCCTTGCGCAACTGGCATGCCGGCCACGCCATCGTCTACGCCGTCCGCCTGGCGCTGCTGAAGGCGGAAATCATAAAACTCACAAGGAAAAAGTCATGAACGAAGTAATCGAAATGCCACGTCGCGAAAGCGCCGGCCTGGTTGCTGCCGAAGTGCACCGCTACTCGCTCGCCGAGATTCGCGAGCGCGTCAACCTGGTACAGGAGGTGATGCGCGGGATCATGAAGCTCAACACCCACTATGGGACCATCCCTGGAACGCCGAAGCCGACGCTGTACAAGCCGGGCGCCGAAGTGCTGTGTGTGACTTTCCGCATCGCCCCGATCTATCGCATCCTCGATCTCAGCACCGATTTGGTTGCCCGCTTCCGCGTTACTTGCGTCGGCCAGCACCAGGTATCCGACATCATGTTGGGCGAAGGCGTCGGTGAATGCTCTTCCGCCGAAGAAAAATATAAGTGGCGCGCATCCGTGTGCGCCGAGGAATTCGATTTGACGCCAGAAACGATGCGCCGTCTGAAATTTGCGAAGTACAACGGCAGTGTCCAGAAGAAAGTTCAAGTACGTACCGAGGCGGCCGATCTGTCAAATACGGTCCTGAAAATGGCATGCAAGCGCGCCATGATCGCCATGACCTTAAACGTCACAGCAGCATCCGACATTTTCACGCAGGACATCGAAGACTTGCCGGAAGAATTGCGCGTCCAGGATGCCGGCGACCCAGCAATGTCACCTTTGGCGCTTGAGTGGGTGGCCAAGGCCAACGCTGCGCCAACCGCTGATGACCTGGCAGCTGTATGGAAGGCTGGCGTCAAGGCGATCAACGAGGCCAAGGATGCGGTTGCATCGAACGCCTTCAAGGCGGCTGTAACGGAACGCGGAACAACACTGACTGCCGCGCAGCCTGCGCCCAAAGCAGAGAAGCCAGAACCACAACCGCTGTCCACTGCTGCGGCCGAAATACTCGCCGACATGGAAGTGCTCGCCGACGACGGTGCCGAGGTCTTCGCTGCAAGCTGGGCCAGCCTGTCGAAATCCACGCAGAACATGCTCGCCGGTCACTACGACGGCCTGATGACGCGCGCTCAGAAAACAGGAGGGGCAACATGAGATTCATTGCCTGCGCCCAAGGCACGCCGGATTGGCACCAGGCCCGCGCCGGCGTAATCACGGCGTCCTGCTACGCCGACGCTGTGTCCAAGCTGTCTCGTATATCCGGCAAACGCAAGGCCGGCGATCCGTCCATCGCGTCGGATAAGTATGCCGCAGACCTGGCCATCGAGCGCATCAGCGGCAAGCCGTACGGTGCACCAGTCAAGGCCTGGGTGCTGGATCGCGGCCACGAAATGGAGCGCCTGGCACGCATGGCGTACGAGGCACGTACCGAGTCCATGGTCACAGAGGCGGGCCTCGTGCTGACGGATGACGGCTTGTTCGGCTATTCGACGGACGGTTTTGTGGGCAATGACGGCCTGATCGAGATCAAGGCGCCAATCGACAGCGTGAAGATCGTCGAGATCCTGGAGACAGGCGACCTGACCGAATACATGCACCAAATGCAGGGCGGCATGTGGATCACGGCTCGCAAGTGGTGCGATTTCATCATGTACGTGCCCGACTTGGCCAACGCCGGTAGCGACCTGTACATCAAGCGCGTGATGCGCGATGACAACTTTATTGACGCAATGGTGCTGGACCTGGCCGCTTTCGCGCGCCGCGTATCGGACCGCGAAATTCTTTTCAAACTCAAGGAGGCAGCATGATCACCGAAACCACCCAGGCCACGCAGGCCACCACCGCCCTCACCCTGCCGCAGCGCGCTGCCGTCGCGCTGGGCGCCGTGGACTATGAGGAAAAAATCAAGGAACAGGTTGCCGCCTCGACCGATATCACCGCCGTCATCGATCCCGCCGGCCGCGAGCAGGCGCACCGCATCGGCATGAACCTGCTGAAACTGCGCACCGGCATCAAGGCCGTCGGCGAGGCCGCACGCAAAGACGCGACAGACTTTAGCAAGGCAGTGATCGCCAAGGAAAAAGACCTGATTGCGCTGATTACGCCAGAAGAGAATCGCGTGTTCGAGCTGCGCGACGCCTACGACACCAAGGTGGAGGCTGAAAAGCAAGCTGCGATTGCGAAGGAGCGCGAGCGCATTACTGCGATCCAGGCTGATATTGCGGCGATCCATGATGCGCCGCTGGAACTGGTGGGCAAGTCCGCTGCCGATATTCAGGCGGCCGCAGCAACTGTGGCTGCCATCGTCGTGGACAAGGCGCGCTTTGCCGAATTCGAGAAGGACGCTGCCAAGGTCGTTGCCGAAGTGAGCGCCAAGCTGGCCAGCCTGCACGCCGCAGCATTGGCCAACGAAGAAGAAGCCGCCCGCATTGCCGCCGAGCGCGCCGAACTGGCGCAGCTGCGCGAAGCGGCTGCCGAGGCCCGGCGCATCGCCCAGGTGGAAGCTGAGCGTATCGCTGCCGAACGCCAAGCCGAAGACGACCGCCGCGCGGCGCTGGTCGCCGAGCAGGAAGCCGAGGCGCTGCGCCAACGCGAGGCCCAGGCCGCTGAATTGAAAAAGCAGGCAGACACCCAAGCAGAGCAGAACCGGCTGGAGCAAGCGGAAATCGCACGCCAGCGCCAGGAACTGCTGGACATGCAAACCGCTGCAGCAGAAGCCGCACGGCTGGCCCAGGTCGACGCCGACCGATTGGCCAATGAAGCTGTGCAAGCCGAACAAGCCGCACAGCTCGCCGTGGCGCGCGCCGCCGAGCAAGCCGCCCAAGTTGCCGCGCCTGCGCCCTCCGCTCCTATCGGCATCCGCCGCGCGCCCACCGCCTTCGCGCCGGCCGCGAGCCGCCCAGCGCCAGCACCTGACCTGCTCGACGCCGCTGCCGATGACCTCTACCCATCCGACAGCGACATCCTCGATGTGCTGTTCGACCAGTTCGGCCTGACGCCGGCCGAGGCCATCGACCGCCTGGCCAAGTTCGACTTCGCCGCCGCGCGCGCCGGCCTGGTCGCCGAAGCCGCGTAACAACCCGCCCATCACCTGGAGAAATCAATGAATACAGCAGTCGCAGCACCCCAAATCACCCTGCAAGCCATCCAATCCTCGCAGATCGCCGCCATCGGCCATTGCCCGGCGACCGAAACCCTGGCCGTGCAGTTCTTCCGCAAGGGCGCGCCGGCGGACGTCTACCACTACGCCAACGTCACGGCCACCGAGTATTCGGCCTTCGCCGGCGCCGAATCGGTCGGCAAGTACTTTTACGCTCATATCAAGCCGCATGCCGACAAGCACCCGTACACGAACATGGGCACGCCGGCCGTGGAGCTGGCGCCGGTCAAGCTGAGCAAGGAGCTACTGGCCAGCCTATTGACGGGCCGCGAATACGGCAGCGAAATGGCGAAGGAAGAAGAACTGCAGGCCAAGGCCGCCGGCCTGATCGTGATCTTTGGCGCTAGCGACGACCTGATGGAGTTCCGTGGTTTCGTGGAAGACGAGCGCGGCGCACCGACCGTGGCGCTGCTCGACGCCAAGGGCCTGCTGCCGTTCCGCGAGGATATCCAGCACGACGACGATGCACTCAAGGACTATTTCGCCCGGGCGCCGCAGGTGCGGGCCGTGGATGCACTGTGGGGTAAGGAAGACAGCTACAGCTGGACTTACCGTACCGACGTGCCGCACGCCACGTTCGAAATCGTGGAAGGCGGCGAGCCGTATTGCCGCGGCGTCGTGATCGACGTGGCTGACTTGGGCGGTGCAGCGTGACCACCCGCGCCGAACGCCAGGCACAGGCGACTGCAAAGCTCCAAGCCACATGCGACAAATTCAACGCTGCACACCAGGTTGGCGCCGCCGTCAGCGTCGAGCTGGATGGTGGCGAGGTGCGCGAGACGGTCACGAATAGCGAAGCGCAAGTCATGGGCGGCCACAGTGCAGTCATCTGGCTGGATAGCATTCGCGGCTGCTATGACCTGGAACGCGTGACGGCTTTAAAGGCGGAAAAAGCATGAGCACCGATTGCACTGAGGCGCAATTCCTGCGCGACGTGGCAGAGCACAAAATGACCGTGCTGCGTGACGATGGCGGCAAAGGTCGCCATGTTCGCTTCGCTCGCCCCGACACTGGCTGCATGCACTTCGACCTGATCACCTGGCCTGGCTACCTCTGCTACACCGGCGACATGGGCACCTACGTCTTTCAGCGGCTGACCGACATGTTCGAGTTTTTCCGCACCGACCGAGAGTACAAAAAACGCAACGGCGCTAAATTGGCGGTCAACCTGTCGTACTGGGGTGAAAAGCTCCAGGCGACAGATCGCGACGGCTACCGGAAGTACTCGGCCGAGAAATTCAAGGCGAATGTCATGGACTGGGTGGAGCAACGGGGGCTGACCGGAAAGCTTGGACACGGGCTCCGTAATGAGCTTCAATCCGAAGTGCTGGACCATGCAGACGATGGCGCCGACATAGCCTACCGCGCGGCAATGGACTTTGTCTGGAACGGGAAGCGCGTTTTCCCCGACTTTTACGAGGTAGACAGCGAGGATTACTCGCACCGCTTCCTCTGGTGCTGCTACGCGTTGGCATGGGGCATCGAGCAATACGACGCGGCCCAGCGGCTGGCGGCCGAGGCGGTGCCAGCATGACGGCGCGCCGCGCGGCGGGAGTGCCGCCATGACGAAGCAGACCTACTTTCTGGTGCACGACGAAGCTCGGCGCCGGGCGATCGAATTTGCCAAGACCGCGCCGCCCGGCTGGATGGTGGTGTTTTCCGAGCCGAAGAAAAAGCGGGCCCAAGAAGAAAAGTATCACGCAATGATCGGCGAGATCGCCAAGCAGGTCGAGCACATCGGGCGCAAGTGGGATGCGGATGACATGAAGCGGCTGCTGGTGGACGAGTTTGCCGACGAAATGCGCCTGGCCGGCACGCCGCTGCACCACGACGGGCGCGTGACGCCCAGCTTCGACGGGCGCCGTATCGTGCAGCTGGGCGTCCAGACCAGCGACTTCTACGTGAAGGAAGCCGCGCAGTTCATTGAATTTTTGTATGCCTTCGGTGCCGCGCGCGGCGTCGTACTCTCAGAATAAGGAAGCGCCATGTTCTTCAAAAATTTGCAGATTTACCGCCTGCCCGCCCGTTGGGCCATGACGGCCGCCGTGCTCGAGCAGGCGCTGGCGCCGCAGCAGTTCACGCCCGCCACCAGCATAGACCTGGTGCGTCAGGGCTGGGCCTCGCCACGCGGCGCCGACCAGCCGCTTGTGCACGCCGTCGGCGGCCAGTTCCTGCTGCAGCTGAAAACCGAGAAGAAGCTGCTGCCGTCGACAGTGATCAACCAGGTGGCCGCCGCCCGCGCGCTGGAAATGGAAGACGCCCAAGGCTTCGCGCCGGGCAAGAAGGCCATGAAGGAATTGAAGGAACGCGTCACCGACGAGCTGCTGCCGCGCGCGTTCGCCATTTTCAGCACCACGGCCGTCTGGATCGATTCGGTGAATGGCTGGCTGGTGGTGGACGCGGCCAGCCCGGCCAAGGCCGATGACGTGGTCAAACTGTTGCTGAAATCCGTCGACAAGCTGCCACTGGAAAGCCTGCGCGTGCAGCGCTCGCCGGTCGGCGCCATGACGGAATGGCTGCAGGCGGACGAATCCCCTGCCGGCTTCACGGTCGACCAGGACGCGATCATGCGCGCCACCGGCGAAAGCAAGGCCCAGGTGGCATACAAACGCCACACCCTGGAAGCGGACGATATTCGCCGCCACATCGCCGCCGGCAAGCAGTGCACACGCTTGGCCATGACCTGGAGCGACAAGATCAGCTTCGTGCTGGACGAGAGCCTGGCCATTAAAAGTGTAAAGGCGCTCGACATACTGCGGGAATGCGCGATTGGCGAGGCGGCCGACGACCGCTTCGACAGCGACTTCACCTTGATGACCGGCGAACTGGCCAAGATGCTGGCCGACCTGGTCGAGGCTCTGGGTGGCGAGGCTGACGTGGAAACGCAGACGCCGGGCCCGGCTGCTGCTGGCCAGCAGAAGATCGAGCGCGCCGTAAACTTGACTGCCGATCTGTACAAGCTGCGCGCACGTTATCGCGATGTGCTCAACGAGCTGTATGACAGCACCGTGCAGCCGGCCGTTGCCCGCGTGCGCGAACACATGGCGGAAACCGCCGAGGGCGCGATTAAATCGGCGCTGACGCTGGCCAAGGAGCTGCCTGGCGGCTCACAATCCGCCGACCTGCTGCTGGTAGCCGCCGTTGAGATCATGGAACCGAGCCAACGGCCGGCAGCGGGCGATGCCCCTGTCCGCCAGCAGCGGCCGGCGCTGCAGTTGAATGGCGAAGCGGCAGGCGCCGTGCTGCCCGGCGACGGCAGTGCGCGCGACCCTATGTATGCCCAGGCCGTCGAGTTGGTGCGCAGCCGGCAGCGCGCATCGGTATCGCTGATACAGCGGTATTTTGGCATCGGCCACAACCGGTCCGCTCGGCTGATAGAGGCGATGGAGGGATCGGTTGTCGGTCCAGCCCAGTCGGACGGAACGCGTGAGCTACTGGAGAAAAGCGCGCTCACGTCACGCTTGTGATTGTCAGCACCTAAGTGCCGTTACGGGCGACTTCCAATCACTGCTGGAATTGCGATGTTCAACCTCGCAGCAATTGTCAGGAGGTCTTTGAGTTGCGTTTCAAGCTGAGGCCCCATTTGAGCCAGCGCATCTGCAATATCACTTGAGGGCGCGGCATCATGAGGAATGAGCGCTGCATGAGTGCTGTTCCTATTAAGCGCGGCAAAGAATAAGGCCATCTCAGCATAAAAGACGACGATGTCGTCACGCAGCTCTTCACTTGCGATCGCCCCAAGTAGAGGTGCGCAAGCGTGATAGATGGCAAAGGTTGGCTCGATCGACGGAAATACTGTTTGTAGCCTACCGGTTAGCTGCAAAGCGAAGTTCTGCGCAAAGGTGCCTTCGAATGCTTTTAGCATTTTTTCATAACTCTTCGCCTCGGTATGCAATGCGCGAAGCATATTTAAAAGTTCATTTTTGCGCCTGTTTTGCTCTGCCTCGTCTTGCTTCCTTGCCTGCCATGCGAGCCCACCACCCGCAGCAAGAATAGCGAGGATGGCACCAACCGCCTGCACCCAAGAAGGCAAGCTCGAATCTTTGTCTGGCCAGTATGTGTAGCAAACGAAGGAAACCATGAACATGCTTGAAATGCTGCAGGCAACAACGATCCAAATAAGAATTTTATTCAATATAAACCCCATTAACTTTGGAGCAATATTAGCATGAGCAAAGAGCGCCCTATTCTCTTCAGCGCGCCGATGGTGCGCGCGCTGCTCGACGGCAGCAAGACGCAAACGCGACGCGTCATGAAGCCGCAGCCGGAACCTGTCCCACATCGTCCAGGCGACCACCATTGGCCTTGCAATGCCTTCCAGTCCATGGTGAGCGTTTCGGAGACGCGCGCGCCTGGCGCCCACGGCATGGCCGGCGACGCATGCCCGCACGGCGCGCACCGCGATCAAATCTGGGTGCGCGAAACCTTCTTCGCCTACGGCCGCTGGGTGACGCGCTACAGCAAGAAGAAGCGCCGCGACGAATGGCACTTCATCGACATGACGGCCGAATGCGACCGCGCGTACCAGTACGACGCCGATTCCCCGGACGTACCGCTGGCGGCCGGGCGCGGCGGCGCGCTGCCAGGCTGGTACAAGCGTCCCTCTATCTTCATGCCTGGCGCGGCCTCCCGCATCCTGCTGGAGATAGTGTCGGTGCGTGTCGAGCGCCTGCAGGACATCAGCGACGCCGACAGTGTGGCCGAGGGCATCGACATGGAAGCGCTGGCGGAATCGCAAGATCGCTACGACATCGTGTGCAAAGGATCTGGCGCCAGCGGTCGCGCAACTGAGCGCACGGCCTGGCGCGACCTGTGGGAATCGACCGGCGGCGACTGGGATGCCAACGAATGGCTGTGGGTCATTGAATTTAAGCGGGTGACGCCATGAAGCCACTACTTGCCTACGAGGTGCGCGAGCCTGGTGAAGGCCACTGCGTTATCCGCTTTGCCAGCAGCAGCGCTGCCGCGCGCCGCGAGGGTGCGAACGAACTGGACTGCGGCTTTAACGAGGTCGAGCACTGCCACCGCAAGCCTCAGTTCGATCAATACGCGCCCGGCCCGGTACCGCACGCGGTGCTTATCGACCATGGCTGGTGGTTCGAGTGCCACCACTGCAGCCGGCGCGTCAGCGAAGACATGCAGCAGGAAGCCGAAGATGAAGGAGAAGAGCGCGAGTATCTGGAAGTTGTCACGGATGCCAATGTTGTCTATTGCAGCCAGAACTGCGTGATGGGGGAGTTTGTCGAGCGGCGCGCTCGCAAGGCTGCCGAAGTAGCCCTGATCGAGTTCTTTTCAGCCACGCATCCTGACTGCACGATCGAAAGCGTATGGGTGAGCCGTGCGCCGCTTCAAGGTCCGGGCAGGCTGGGCCACGCGCAGGCGCTGCTCTACTTCAAGTTCCCTGGTGCGCAACACCGCGCAACGTTCACGTTTGGCGAGGATCGCATGCGGGTAACGGTGGTCGACCTGCCTGCGTATTACACCTGGCGCGGCATCCAGATGCCAACAACGGAGGCAGCATGACCGACAACGACGAAGTGCCGAACAGCGAGCGCAGCCCACGCGCGGCAAGCGTGGCGGCCGCCGTGATGCTGATTTACGTGATCGCCAGCGTAACCGGCGCCAGGTGGGCAGCATGAGCGCCCGCACACCGGCGCCCGCCGAAACACCGCGCGAGCTGGCCGACCAGCACGACCTACGCCTGCACCGCGCAAAGCAGTTGGCCAGGCAAGTGAGCTACCAGGGCCTGAACTGCTTCATTGCCGGCTTCTGCTGGCACAAGGGCGATGCAGAAATGACCGTGTACATCGAGGGCCTGGCCGAACCTGTCGCGCCCGTCGAATTATCCATATTGGAGCAACCACAATGATAAATAACGAGCAACACGAGACTCCTGTCAGCGCCCCCACCGATTCATTCCAGGGCCGTGTGCAGCCATGGATGATGGCCTGCTTCGGTGCCGGAATCTCAGCCGACACAGCTGAACGCAATCACCGCTTCCTTGAGGAATCGCTGGAACTGGTGCAGGCATGCGGTTGCACGGCCAACGAAGCGCGCCAGCTGGTCGACTATGTATTCGGCCGCCCAGTCGGCGAGCGCGCGGAGGAAGTCGGTGGCGTCATGGTCACGCTGGCGGCGCTTTGCTTGGCCCAAGGCTTGGACATGCACGCCGCCGGCGAGACGGAGCTGGCCAGGATCTGGACGAAGGTCGAGGCCATCCGAGCCAAGCAGGCGGCAAAGCCGAAGCACTCGCCGGTGCCGGCCGCAATTCCGCAAATGGCACCCGGGAGCGCGCCATGA